GAGTCTTTAAGTTATTTTTCTCGATTAGTTAATTCTTAATTAGTCGAAGGGAGTACAAAAGATCTCCATGTAGAAGGAGTGCCCTTCTTTCGTGATGTAAAAGGTTATTCACCCACCGCAAGGTGGGTTTTTTTATACCCCTGATAATCTTGGGTTGTCAGTTCCTTTTAATGTTTTTGAAATGTAATTTGAAGATTGTTTATATTTCATTATCTGTCTATGCTCAGTTAAAAATGCACCAAGGAATTGTGGTTTCAAAACTCTTATTTTTCTTTTCTCTTCATTTAATTTAGTTTCATAGTCATAATTTGTTATTGCTACCACAGGGTTTACTGTTACTATTGCATTTGAATAATTTTTATACTGAAAAGTAAAATCTGCATTGACTTGTAAACCTGCATCTATTATAGTTCGATTAAATTCATCTACTATTTTTTTAGTTTCGTAGTGGTGAATGCCAAGTATGTTTTGCTCAGATCCATATTTTTCTAACATGTACGCATGTAAATCATTATGATTCAATGGCCATTGATTTCTTATATTAGTAATATTATTTGTTGTGAGTATTACCCAATCTAATTCTGAGTCACCATAAAGTCCTTGAGCAAGAACATCTGGTCTTTGGTTTTCCTCAACGTAGTAGTAATTAAAAGCAGTGATTGCTTGATCAACGTCAGTTCTTAGTTTTGATCTTTTAAAAATATTTTTTACAATAATTCTATCTTCAACTTTATTGCTACGTGGTAATAAAGATGGTTGAGATATGTTTGGTAATTCTTGAAAGTATGCCATTAGTAACCTACTGCATCTATTGGGATCGGTTGTAAGTCTGGTCTAGCTGGATCATAATTAAATAGATCTTCATCATAATCTGTATCAAAGATTGGCTCAAGTTCTGCAAATCTTAGAGACATGGTAACAGAAACTGGTTGTCCTCTTTCATATGCATTCCACATACCATCTGGAGTATAATTAACTGCACAACCAGTACAAGCACAAGTTTTAATTCTAACAACAGAATTGTTTATATCATCACCTTCAAAAAAGAAACTACCACCTTGTGTTGTTGTTTTAAATTTTAAGTCAAAAACATTTGGTGTTCCCAAGAAGTAAGATGCACCACCAGAAGATGTATTAATACCTTTTTTGGGTGCCATACCTTGTTTGAAGAACCTAATTATATTATTTACTCTAACTGCTTCTTCACGACTACGGGGAGTTAGTTTCCATGTAAATGTAAATTCTCTAAGTGTGGGGGAGTTGAATAGTAATGAAAGATTATTATTTGGAACAACACCTTGACCTCTTGCTAATATTGTTTCTGGTGTTATGCCAAATTGAAAAGCATTTAAAAGTGCTGATCCTATTACTGATGTTCCTAATACATTTAAAGGAGTTCCTGCTGTCATAAATTCATTGCCAGCTTTTGTAATTTCAATACCTGCTTGTGCAAATGCTTTTTTAAGTTGATTGAACGTACTCATTGCCAAATTTCCCGTTTTCTGCAAAGCATTTTGTTCTTCATCGCCAAGTGTTTTAAAAGTATTTTGAAGAAAAGGATTCACTTGCCCCATTACTCCCGATGAAATTGCTGCTGTTAATGCATTTAATTGGTCAGCACCCCAAGAAACATTGTTTGAATCTGCCAAACTATTTGGCATTGGTAATTTAACTAACCCTAAATGTTTTTCTTTAGGTGTTCCGATTGGAACCCCACCAGCTGCAATAGCAGCTGGCCCTAAACCCAGTTCTTCTTTATCTGCATCTGTTCCAAAAAATAATTTTTGATTCGGTGCTCTATATGTAAACTGATTAATTTGCATATAGTCTTGTGTATTTCCAAAATCAGCATCAATCGGATAGATTAGATTTCTCAATGATAATTTTTGTATTATATTGTCAACTTTACCAAATTCAATTTTTAATGGTTCCAATTCAAATGGTGCATTTGATGCATCTTTATCACCCTCTGTTATTGTTGTATTAATGCCAACATTGTTTTCTATATTTGTATTATTCAATTCACCATTTAGGTTTAATAATGAATTTGGCACTACATTTTCATCTGTTTTCTTTCTCTTCTGGTAGTCATCTAACAATGCACCTTTAAGTTCAGACTCTACGTTTGCTAAATGTCTGTCTATTTTTTCCTGATCACCATCGAATTTTCTTGAATAAAAATTTATTCCTGCCTCTGTAAATTCACTTTTATTGAAATCATAATACTTCGTTGCTAAACCTGTATCTGCAATATTTTCAGTAATTCCTCCAGAAGTAAGTATTGCTGAACCATTAGCAGTCGTAAACAACGAAGCTCTTTCATCAAATCCTTCAGGATTATCTTCATCCGAAAGAAATTTGTATCTGTCAAGATTGACTTCTTGATAAGTATTTGGAGTTATTTCTCCATCTAGATTATCAAACGATTCTTCTAAAAATTCTCCTAATCCCATTTAAATACTATCCCAAGCGTTTTCTGGTGATACCTTCTGACCATATTTATTAGAAAAATTCTCAGTTACTAATTGTGCGACACTTAAATACTCTTCTGGGTCAGGTGGAATGATAAAAGTGTCACCCATACTACTAATAAAATAACGATGTAAAGTCTTTTTTGGTAGAATTGCACCTACCTTATTTACCAAGCCTTGTGCAATACCACCACGATAACTTGGATTTAGATAATGTAAATTTCCACCAAGCATCTTATCTCCCTGAAAGTCCATCACATATACAAGTGGTCTACGATCATAAAATGGATACTTCTCTGGAAATGATGCAGTGTATGTGAAGAAACAAACTTCTCCAATTTCAGGAAAACGAGTTTCTGCAACATTAGAAAGTTCAGCATATAATTCATTTGCATACCAATCTGGAGTGGTATTTGGTTCACCCTTTGCTTTTTCTCTTATTCTTTCTCCGATGGTCATTTGATACCTAGATTATCTTCGGTCATTATTTTAAATTCAAAGTTACGATCCGCACAGAACTCTCTTGCTGCTTTCCACTTTGCCTGATTCACTGCGTATGTTTGAACTGAGTGAGCCCATGCCTTTGTTCTTTTCTTTGGATTCACTTCTGGCATCTTTGTTTCCTTCTTTGGTTTTACCTCGACAACCATAGTTCTTTTGTTTCCTTTCTTATCGATATACTTCAAAAAGAAATCTGGAAAGTAACGATGAACACGATTATCTATTGGAGAGCGATATGGAATCCAGAACTCTTCAGATTGCCATTCACTTACTGTTTCATTTAAATCACAGTAATTCATAAATTTTCTTTCCCACAAAGACCTATAAATAATATTTCGGGGATCCCCTTTATACTTTTTCGGGTATCTTGGGTAATATTTTCCTTTATATGACATACATATATTATCAGGATTAATTTAAACACTATTTAGATGGCAATAAGATCAGAAGATTTACACTTAAGCATACCTAATGCGAGTCCTTTATTTTCAAAACTGGCAATTTCAACCCAGTTTAAAGTATCGTTAGATCTTGTTCGTAGAAGTGCATCAGGTAATAACTTAGGATTATTTGAATACTTAACTAATTGTGGATTGTTCAATGATACAACATCTACAAGTCAGAAGTATGATTTCTTGTGTTCTCAGGCATCATTGCCAGGTGCTTCTTTTGATGTTTCAGAAGAAATGGGAAGTCGTCAAGGAATGATTGAAAGATTTGCATCAAGAAGAGTATATAATCAATTTGATCTAACATTCTACATTGATAATAATTATGATGTATTACGAATGTTTGAGGAATGGATGAATTATATTAATCCAGTATATAATGAATCAAATGGTAGATATGATGGAGCAGAGGGGAGTCAATTGAATGCATATCAAGAGAGAAATACATACTCAAGATTTAGATACCCAGATGACTATCGTAGAATGATATCCATAACTAAGTTTGAAAGAGACTTTTTAAAGAATCCGAATGAAAGAAATAATACATTCAAAAATATGCCATTGTTGACTTATCGTTTTATTGATACTTTTCCTGTTGATATTAATGCTGTTCAAATGTCATACGATAGTAGTACGTTTTTACAAGTTACAGTTGTGTTTGCTTATCTAAGACACACAATTGAGAAGCACGGTAACGCTCAAAAATCAGTTAGAGAAAAACTTTTGAGTAATCAATTGACACAAGTAAATCCATTAGTGCCGAGAATTATTGCAAATGAAATTTCACCTAGTTCAAATGATCCAACTCTAACAGAACCAGTTGGATATGTAAGTGGTAAACCATATTACGGGCCTTTCCACGAACATATGGGTGTGAAGATGGTGGGTGAAAGACACGCTCCATATCCTCATGCTATAATATATGATACAGTTGCAGAGAGTTTACCTGGCAGTGTAATTGTTGGTGATCCAGTTACAGAAATCAATCCTGTTACAGAGCAACAAACTTCTGCTGGTGAGGGAACATCTCAAACAACTCAAACAACTGAGTCCAGTGGAGGTGGAACAACTACAACTGAAACCACAACAACAACTACAACTACTGACTCCTCTGGAGAAACCACTTCTAGCACTGAGAGTTCCTCTAGTTCTGGATCTGATGGTTCAAGTTCATATGGATCAAGTTCTTATGGTGGTTACTACGGTTACTAGAACCGTGCTATATACAATACTGAATAAAATATTATGCCTTTACCACAAATAGCGACCCCGACTTATGAGTTGGTTTTACCATCAACGGGAAAGAAAATTAAATACAGACCATTCCTTGTGAAGGAAGAAAAAATATTAATTCTTGCATTAGAGAGTGAAGATCAAAAACAAATTACAGACGCAGTAAAATCTACTTTAAAATCTTGTATTCAAACAAGAGGAGTTAAAATAGATGAACTACCAACATTTGATATTGAGTATGTTTTTTTAAACATAAGAGGTAAATCTGTAGGTGAATCATTAGATTTACTTGTTACTTGTCCTGATGATGAAAAAACAACTGTTCCAGTTAAAATTTATATTGATGAAATAAAAGTTGAAAAAAATAAAGAACACAACCGTGATATAAATTTAGATGGTGTTTTTACTCTAAGAATGAAGTACCCATCATTGAATCAATTTATTGAAAATAACTTTAAAGTTAGTGATGAAACAATTGGAATCGAGGATTCATTTAAGTTAATCGCATCTTGTATTGATGTTGTTTTTAGTAATGAAGAATCTTGGTCATCAACTGATTGCACTCAAAAAGAGTTAAATGATTGGTTGGGAACTTTAGATACAAAACAATTTCAACAAATTGAGAAGTTTTTTGAGACCATGCCAAAACTATCTCACAAAATTAAAGTGACTAATCCAGAAACAAAAGTTGAAAGTGAAGTAACATTGGAGGGTATAACAAGTTTTTTCGAATAGTTATGGCTCACATGGATCTTGAGTCATACTTTAAACTAAACTTTGCCTTGATGCAACACCATAAATACTCTTTGACTGAAATTGAAAATATGATGCCTTGGGAGAGAGATATCTATCTAGGATTATTGAATCAATATATTGAGGATGAGAATTTAAAAGCAAAACAAGCAAACATGTAAATGATTTCACCTGCAATTAGACCTAGAAGAGCATTTAACCCTATAACAAAGGGTTTATTTACTGCTGCAAGAAATAGTGTCAATAAGGTACAGGAGTCAACTCAAAAAATTTCTACAGGTCTTAGTAAGGATCAGAAATTTGCAATGAATTATGTTGAATTTTTTGGTTCAAAGAAAACAACTAAGATACTTAGAAAAAATTTAAAATCAATTACTAAATCATTAAAAACTACTTTTGATATTGCCAAAAATCTAAAAAGTGAAGTTGGAAAAATGGCAAAAGGTGGTGGATTATTGAAAGGAGTGGTTGGAACTATTGGTGCTGGACTCTTTGGTGGGGTTCTTGGTAAAGGTCTTCTTATAGTTCTTGCTGGATTAGCACTTGGTGGTATAGGATTTCTTCTTTACAGGAATGCAGGATCATTTTTTGAATTTTTGAGAAATAAAATTGATGATCTTAGACCAATAGTTAATAGAATATTGGGTGATTATTTTCAAGATATTTTTACTCAACCTGGTGCAACAGATCTACAAGAAACTATTGATACTAACGTTAGTGACCTTACACAAGCAAATGTAGATAGTGGTATGAGTGTTGAAGAGGCAAGAGCAAATGCAATAGCACAACAAAAAATAAGTATAGCAGAAGATATACAAGCTTTAAAGGAAAAGAAGAAAGAACTAAACCTTGGAATATTTCGTGGAGCATTCTTCTCTCAAGAGAAAAAACAAAAATTACTTGAAATTGAGCAAGCAATAAAAAATTTAGAGTACTCACAAAAATATTTGGAATCTGGAACTGGTGCTTTTACTGTTCCAGGATTACCATCAACTTTTAATTTTGGAAGTCCAGTTTCTAGTCAAGGATATGAAGATCTAACAAACGAAAATAAAATAAAAAAATTAGAATCTCAAATAGTAGGTATGTCACCATCGCAGTTGTCTGATTTTAAATTTAATTTATTGAGATCGTCTCTACAACCCTTTGGTACAGAAAATATAAGAATGACAGCAGATTTGATAAATTTAATAAGATCAAAACAAAATGAAGATTTTAATTTTGAATTGCTG